GTCAAGAACATGTGTTCCTGCCGTAGCTTTTACTAATGAAATTGTTTCTCCATCAGTATTTAACACACCTATTAAAGATGATACCAAATTGTTGTCATTTCCTGCTGTTGTCATATTATTTAATGCCTAGGTGCTCCTTAGCTTGCTCCAGGGCTTTATAGTTACTTCTGAGTGTCTTTTCTCTATTATACAATGTAATGTCTGTTTTGTCTTGTTCTTCCGATCTAATATCTAATGTTTTTTTAATAGTATTTAACTTCGATTCTATTTCATTCAGCTCTAATGTTTTATCGTTTAATTTAGTAATTGCATTTGTTACCTTAATCCATTCATCCTTTGCTCTCTCTATGGATTTTTTTGAATCATCTTGTTCTATTATAACACATTTTTCATTCTCAATTATTTTTTCTTCCTTTTCATCAAGTGACTGCATCTGGTCACGGTTAGCTTCTGCAATTTCTTGCAATTTTTCTCTATCTTTTTCCAAATCTTCTTTTTGTTTTTTAACGTCAATTTTATCTGTTCTTGCTTCGGCCAAGAGTATCTCAGCTTCTTTTTTAATTTTGTCAATTGGTTTAAGTAATTTTTTGCGTTCATTTTGTAGTTTGTTAATCTCTTTATTAAGCGTCACTTTTTCAGTTGCTTTTGCTTTTTTATATTCTTCAAGGTCTTCGTTAATTTTTTTAATTTCATTTTCTGAGTTCTCCCTGGCAACATTAATTTGAAGCACGAGTCGATTCTCTTCATCCCTTAACTTATCTGCCCTTTGCTTTGCTTCATCTAGTATTTCAGACTTTTGTTCTTGAATCTCTTTTTGATTTAAAAGTTCCATATAATTAATTATTATTTTTTAAACACGTCAGGATAATCTTCTTTTATTGAAGCTATTTCCTTTTCTAATTTTTCTACTTTTAGCAATACTGTTTTAGCATCCATTTTGCGTGTATTTGTGGTTACAACTTCATAGCTACCGTCATCTTTTTTAATTATGCTTTTCTTTGTAGATAAATTTCTCAATGAATCTAAACTTGGTATTTTTATAGTCATATTTTTTATTATTTGCTTGATATTAATCTTGATCCTATTGTGTCTACTTGATAATGAATACCTGTTGTTTCTAATAAAGCATCGCCAGCGTATTCATTAGCACTCGCAGCAATTCTTTCTAGCGTAAATAAAAATTGATCTCCTATATTAAAGTTAGTGCCTGTAATGGCCGTGAAGCTACAAATAATAGATTCATATTGTGTGTCGAAGTCACATTCAGCAGTTATGGGGGTGGTCGCGTCTAGTGTAGCTCCCATCTGTGCCAAAGTATAAGTTAATTGCCACTTAACTTTGTCTGTTCCTGTTGGAGCTGTTTTTCCCTGAAAATGTACATGGAATGTAAAATCACTACCTTCCTTGTAATCATGTTGCAATTCAAAGCTACCATGCACTTTTTCTCCTACATCAAAAGCTAAAGTTGTTATTCCTGTGTCTGTTCCGGTCTCGTCATCAAATGTGTCTATGTCCGGCTGTGAACTTGTTGGTCTAGATAATTGTGCCGATCCTAAGTTTATATCTTTCCATACAGCCTGAACAAGCTCAACTGTTTTTTCTGATCCACAATCAACCTTTAGGTCATCGTTTGTTACAATTTTTAAATTAGTACCATCGTCTGTTATATAGGAATTAATATCAGCAAAATATATATTTCCAGAAAAAGAAGCATCCTTCCATCTTAAATCAGAAGAACCTAGATCATATGAATCATCATCTGAAGGATTCCAGTCTAGATCGGCTGTAAAATAAAAATTAGCCAGGTCACATACAATTTCGCCTGTTGATGAGAAATCAGTTTTTCCAAATAAAAGATTGCATGTATCCGTGTCAGAATAATCAAAAATAGCAAACCTATCATATGTTCCGATGGCATAAGGTATTGGTATAACCGGTGAGGATGCCTTTCCTATGAGTAGTGGAATATAAACATGTCCTGCTGAAATTCCTGTCAAATCGAGATCTATCTCACTGGTCTCTAAATATGTATTATTGACCCCGGTAGTTATTCTTAAATTATCATCAAATAAAAAGTAGTTTTCATCTTCCATCCACGAAAGAGAGCCTGTGTTGGACGTCCCTATAAACTGTAATGTTACATCTGAATCAGCGGTGGAATTTCTGAAATTAAAATTATTGTCAAAATAAACATCTAGGTCGCCACCATTGTCACTACCTATTTTTGTAGTATTTACATTGAATTGAATATATTGTTCAGTATTACCAAGTTTCCAATCATACCCAGTCTCATCAACAATACCATATGCATTAGTTTGGTCACCAGCCCTTAAATCCCAATCTGAGATTTGTAGACCTACGGCACCAAGTAAGTTGGCTGTTCTTGTAGCATCAACAGATTCTATTGATATCTTCTGTCCAACAATAAGCATATACAAGTTATTACAAGTCTCTGCTGGAGTTTTGTCCTCTACACTAATGAGTTGGCCTATACTATAAAAAACAAAGTCTGATGTAGCGTCATTTATTATAGGTGCTACTATTAATTCTGCAACTAGCGGGATGTTACTGATTGACATGTCTTCTGTTCCTGAATACGTAGCATCAACGTTTAATCCAAAATAATGAACAGCGTTCATCTCCGACTGCCCTGTTGCATAACTATCAATTGTTCCTGTTCTATTAGATTTAACAATCATTGCTGCGTTAGCATATGTTTTCCCTGCACCGACTGGATCTGAACTGTATGTCGCTATATCAGATATATTAGAAGAAACATAAAAAGAACCGTCACCTTCCCAATCAAGATAGCCAGCCGGGTTTGTGCCTTCAATATAAAAACCTTGAGGCATATAAATTAAATTATTTACCCCTGAATTTGAATAGCTTGTAAGCTGATTAAATGTTCCTGTGAGGTCTCCTGGGTCAACAACTGTGTCTATAGTAAAATTTGTAGTCGCGTTTCCTAGATATGCTTCAGTTGCTATAAAATCTCCACCGACGTGAAGTTTGGCTGATGGGGAGCCTTCTCCTATTCCAACTGCGCCTCCTACCTTTAACATGATATTAGGGTCGCCACCGTTCCAGTCTCCTATAGCCAAATCATAATAACTTGATCCATCATATGGGAGCATTCTGCAAGTGGTCCCGCTTAGTACGTACATTTCAAGATATGCACCTATGCCTGAAGGATGACTTCCTGAGCCATTAGCCAACACCATTTCGGTTTGTACTATTCCTGATGCCGTTATATTTTCTACTGATGTTATATCTCCGGTTGTGGCAAAATCTCCAGTACCTATATTCATTGATCCGTCGGTAGATAGTACAACGCTATCTGTCCACTGAGTGAGCTCTGTGTGCTCTGAGAGGTTTAAATGGTAGTATTGGTCAGTTGTGCCTCCCTGCTTGCCTGAGGTATCGTTATGGGCCACTGTGGCCGTTCCTGCGACCCATGCTATCCCATTCCAGGTATATTGCTTGCTTTCATCTGTCACTATGATTGCCCATCCATTAGCAGGAGTCTGAAAAGTCCACTGGACAGCGTCCCATTCAGTCACATCATTAACGTGCCCGGCCCAGTCTCCACTTGCTGCTGGAGATTCCTCCGAACCATAAGTTAAAAAAGTAGATGGGTCATCTTGGTTATTATAAGAAGTTTTAATTCTATCTGCCGAACGAGCTGAATCTGAAACTCTAACCTCGTCAACTGTCCCGCTAAATTGATAATTAGTTCCATCTGCTGACGACCCGAACCTTGTCGGCGTTGTTAAATTTCCATAAGAAGTTAAAGCATACTGTTTATTAAATACTCCGTTAATATAAACCTTAACAACAGACCCATCCCACGTGGCTGTCATTAAATACCAAGTGCCATAAACTGCCAAAGTTGTTGTTCTACCTGCTGCCCAGCCAATGCCTGATTGATTAGCTCCAATGGTGGCAGTTAAATAATCAGTATCATTCACACCGATCCAATAGTCAGAACTTCCAACACTAGAAGCTGACGCTTTATGTAGTGCAGTTTCATAGTTGCTTCCACCAGCTTCTTTTTTAATCCAAGCAGACACAGTTAAGGCCGACGGTGTAGGAAGAAAATTATTATTTACTTTTATATAATCATTAGATCCATCAAACCCTACTGCATATCCATCTTTTCCAGTTGCTCGGTATGTTACTCCTCCTGCTCCTATTCCATCACTGCTATTAGATGTTGAATCATAGAATGCTCCTGATTCTTCTCCTAAATGCTGAACCATTTTATAATTACTATCCCATGTGTCGGTTACTTCTTGCTGATTACCTGATAGAGCGTTTCCATAATACATATATATTTCAGTATCTGATGATCCTGACAAATTTCTCTTAACCCATGCCACAAGCTGTTTAGTTGTTGTGGTTTTAATATATTCTATTTCATGAGGAATTTTCGTTATACCGTCATCTGTTGTAAATAATATGTCATATCCTGATGCCAAGCAATTGTCAAACAAAGTATTTGCTTGATCTGTTATGTCTATATAAACAGGGAAGTCGGTCTCGTCATCTTCAACCTTAGTATTGTCTATTGTAATTTTCTGTCTATAATCCCAGTTCACACTGTACCAGTTTGATGCCGTGCCTGCGACTATATATCTATCTCCCAAGGTTGGCGCTCCAGGAGGTGTTGAAAGGTCTTTGTCTATTACAGGTGCTTGCCATGTGAATCCACTAAGCAAATCATCAACATATTTTTTCCTGGCTAAGTGATTATCCCCTGTTGGAGTAATTGCACACGTAATAAGGTTATTGTAGGTCCAGTCTCCTTGGATAGTATAATTAGACGACGCACTTTGAATAATTGAGTCTACTCTATTGTCAGTATAAAAAAGATTAGTTGATCCCTCTGTTATGTCATCAGTATCATCAACATTTTTAATAAACCAGTTGTTATGTTCTGCTTCGGTTGCGTGATAGTATTGAACTGCCTCTCCTCCCTGCAAACCAACTAGAGAGTTATGATCAAATGCTGAACCAATATCTGCCCACTCTGTAGTAGTTCCATTGTATGTATAAAATTTACTATCATCTATATTTTTTAATGCCATATTATTGGCTGCGACAGTTTCAGTCCACGCAGAACCACTCCACTCGTAGATGTTATTTTCTGTCCATCCTCCTCCGGTAACATTTGCAATATATCTATTTCCTGTAGCCTGTATTGCATCACCGACAGCGGCAAACTTTAAAATGGAATCCTGCCAGGCCAATCCTGATATCAATCCATCAACGTATGATTTGTTTGTTGCGTCTGTCCCGGCCGTAGGTGTGGCCAATGAAGTTATTTTGTATGAGTTAGCATTTAACTCCTCGCCAAGTTTTGTTGGATATAAAGTTGTGCAGTATAAATTATCTACCCTGTCTGTAGTGTCTGATATATCTCCGGTCATCACTATGCTATTTGTTGCAAGGTTTATGTTGCCTGTTGATGTTAGAGAATCGACGGTTGTGTTTCCGAGGTCACAAGTTCCGGTTGTTATAATGTTTTCGTTATCAAAATTTACCTCTCCTCCTCCGGCCGTTATTTGTAGGTCACCGCTTGCATCAAGAAGAAGCACACCTTGCTGGTCTGCTTCATTTATAAATGTTATGGATGGGCTTGCACCTGATCCGTCATCCAGTATAATGTCACCAATTATTGTCTGAGGATTTGGTTGATTCAATTCTAAGAATATACCTGAGGCATCAAAAAATTCCAGCGCTGTTGCCCCGGAATTTACGTCAATTAACTTGTCCTCCTGACCTAAAAAAGAATCAGGGGTATCCCTAAGACCGACAAATGTATCTATCCCAGGTTGTTCGATTCGCATATTATAATGCTTTTACTAGCTCTTTTATTTTTTCCTCTCTATCATCTAGTTCTTTTCCTTTAACTGATAGAGCTTTTTCATAATCGTCTAGTTCTATCTTTCGATCGTTACTATTGATTTCTTTCTCTTCAAGTTCCAATCGTAAGCTATTTAAGTTTTCTTTTATATTATCAATCTTTTTAATCTCAGCTTCGGCTACGGCTTCTCTGTCCTTCTTAGAATTTATGAACATTGTTTTTTCTTTTTTCAATAAAACAACATCATCTTCTATTTCCTGCTTAATAGCACTTGCCTTTTTAATTAAAGATTCAACATAGTTGAGTGATTCTTTTGCCTGAACAATATCTCTCTCAAGAGATCCTTTAATCCTTGAATGGCTTGCTACGTCTGCCTGCAAGATAACAAGATTATCTCTGCACTTTTCAGTTGCTTTTTGTACTTCGTCAGGTACTGCCATGTTTATTGTTGGTTGTTGAGTTTGCATATTTTATAGTTCGGTTACTGTGTAGCGTGGTGAAGTACCATCTACTGTTATAATTCCTGTATAAATAATACCTTCCATTTGACTGAAGATACCACCTAATCCATCATCATTTCCAGTCCCTGCTTTTAAAACTATGTGGAAGACTGTAGTTGATCCGGACGCTCCTAACCTAACAAAAAGCGGGTTCGTACCCAGATTTTGGATACTCCAACCCGCTCTTGCAGTGTTAGACTCCAAGGCTGTTCCTGCGCTAGCGATTTCAGGTGTATTAGCTGTTTGTTTAGGGCAGATTATGCCCGATGAGTCTGACATAAATTTATAGTTTACTTCTTATTTTTTAGTTGAATCTTCTGGTTTATCAGGTTCCTGATAGTCATCTTCTTCTGTTGGCACAGTACCTATGACCTGAGGTGCTCCTCCTGGCCCGGAAACTGTGTTAACTGATGCATCGTATGGATCTACGGATTCTCTTGGCTTAACATTTACATTCATTGAAGGTTCATCAGATGATTGGCCTCCAGTTTCAATGTCTAGGTTATCTTCGTCTGCTACTTCTTCAACCAAGAAAGCCTTTAAGAATATATCCATGAATGCTGGAACTTCGTCTGGCTTTTTAGGAGAAGTGTATATCTCTTGTCCATTTTCAGTCAAGATTTGATTTGTTAAGTGTTTAGCAAAGTGTCGAGCAATTAAATGTTGATAGTATTTTTTTGCTCCTGGCTTGAATGTGTATGCTTTGCCATTCCAGTATCCTGTGAATGGCTTGTCTGTGAAGTTGTGAAAAAGATATTTTTGAGTTGTCATGTTGTTATTCGCCGGTCGGAAAGTCCGGCTGATTAGCTCCGAAGGCTGGCGCGGTGACTCCAGCCGATTTTATAAGCACCGTTTTTTATTTCAGCGATTGTGTTTATAACAATCTTAGGTTTACTGTTGTGTATTCAGCGCTAGTTCCGGCGATCATTGCAGTACCTACTAATGAAAGTAATTCTGCAGCTCCGTCGGCTACTACTTCTACAGCACCATTTACAGTTGCTGATGCAACTACATCTAGTCCTACGCCTATTGTGTCGTCTGAAAGTACAGCACAAGGGCCTGATAATTGTAACCAACCATAGTAAGCGGCTGTAATAGCTTTAACGGCTACACCAGCTGGGCTTGAACTGGTTGTGGTTGGGTTTATGATAACTGCATCGTAAGGATTTTTGATGATGTCAATTGTTGTTGCCGTAGTTAATGCAACTTCGATTTCGTCATCTAAGTTTAATGTAACTACTGCACCAGTGGCAGCTGCATGAGAGCTGATTCGATATGTATATCCCTCTCCAGCGTCATCGGCGGTTGTTACGAATCCACCAGCGTATTGGTTGGCAGTGACTGTTACTGTACCAGTAGTCACGATTGCTTTTGCACCAGCTGAAGCTGCGGCAATTGCCAAATCGTGATCACCAGTGTCCTGAGCAGAAGACTGTTGTAGGTTTCCAGCTACTAGAGCTGTTCCGCCTGCTTTACAGTATCTAAATGCTCGACCATCATTGCTGTGTACCAATTCACCCAAGTTGTGAAGAGCTGTTACACTTTCTTCACGTAGACCTTGAGAGACCACTTGTGGTCCGGTTCCGGTTAATTGTGTCATGGTTTTATCTGTTAGTTTGTTAGATTGTTTATGTGACTGTTGGGGCAACTGCTAAACCTAAAGCGTTAGCGGTTGAAGTGTAAGACTGCATCTGAATCCTACCTGATGCTGATGCTTCCCAATCAGTAATTCCAAGTCCTAGGAATGGAGTACCAGTTACTAGAACGTGGCCGGTAGCAGATTGTGCGGATAAATCCATACAACCAGTTACTGCCTGTCCGTCATTGGTAGAGAAAGCATAGAACGAACAGTTCTTGAATTCAACCCAACGATCAATAGCACTTGTTCCAGTAAATAGAACATGATTTTGTGTTCCTGCTGTATCAGCGTGCATTAAGAATCGACAGTCTTCAAACACGTTACGAGATGCTGAGTTTTCAAACTCTAGAGTAGCGTTTGCTGCGCCTCGAGTGAATGTGTCTGATCCTAATGTACAACCACCAAAGTAGTTTTCTTGTCCACCGTTAATGTTTAATGCTCTCCATGGAGTTGAGTCAGCAGAAGTGGCATTATATGTTCCCTTGAAGTCTACCCCTAGGAAAGAGTTATAATGTCCGGTAATAGATACAGTCTCATCAATGTCAGCAGAACTTGTGAATGTTAAATTTTTCATTATACATCCATTTTCACTAACCACTAATGATCCGCCAGTACCGAATTCAATTCCAGCTCGATTGTCTTGAGCGACTGGAGCACAACTACCAACTAGATGGGTAAATCTTTTAGCCCATGTAATTGCTGAAGTCTCAGCTGCTCGTCCTGAGCCACCTGTTGGAGCAATAATGACAGTGTCATGTTTTCCACTTACACATTTTGCGTAAGCTGCGGAAACTGTTGCCAAGGCATCATCCTGAGATGTACCACTATTGGCGGTGTCACTTCCTGCTGATGGATCAACATAGAAAATGTTGCCAACATATGGAAGTCCTATCATTCCAGCAATATCTTCCGGGTGTATTCTAGCACCATATTTCAATGCAGGAACGTAATTGCTTAATTTAGTCATTTAATTATTTCCTTTATATTTCTCCCTCTCTTGTAGTTTTTAGCTCAAGGTAAAAGGCGAAACAATTATTTATTTAGACTCCTGTGATGCCAGTTAATTTACCGTGACGTTTAGGGTTCTTAGTGATGAACTGTCCGCCGAAGTAGATGTGGCCAACAACGCCTGCTGCGTTAGCTGGAATAATCCAATCACTCCATGAGAATCCTAAGCCCATTGGTGCACTGTAGTCGTTTCCTTCAATCTGAGATTTGTAAGCTACTGGTTTTGCCATCTTGTATGGTAATGCATACCAATCTAGGTCTTCCTCTCTAACAGCGATCAATGCGCCGGAGGTACATTTTTCATCCATTAGAATTGGTTTACCGTTGTAGGATAGAGCTGTGAAGCCAGTTCCACCTTGTAGGCCTTTCATCAATGAAGCGCTCTTTGTGATTCGTTCTTGTGGTCGTAAAAGTTGACCATAGAAGTTGAAGATTGCTTCTGTGGTGTAGAATGCAGATGGCTTTTGAGCACCTGTTGCTACGTTGATCCACAAAGTATCTACTTTAGCTAAGGTTAAAGTACCACCGGAGGCAGTAACAGTTCCTTGTAAAGTATCGTATGTTGATCGGCTTAATCCACCAATAGTTGCGACTGCACTTCCATCATCAACTAAAGCTGCAAGACCTAGAGGGTCTTTACTGCTGTTTCCTGTACCGTCTGCATAGAAGATAGTTCCTAAGTCGTCGGCCATGTCTTCTGTATCAGATTGAATTGTGAGCTTCATTAAGTCTAGAATTTTATCATCTGTGTCAGCTACTGAAAGCTCATCACCAGGCAATGCACAAGTGATTTGATAAAATGAAGGAGTAAACTCCATGAACTGTCTGTTGTCAGTTGCTGCGACTGAAAATGTGTCGAAGCCTCTGAATGATTGACCAGTGGTATTCTTTGATACCTTAATTGGTGCTCTTAGTGTTCTTCCGCTCCACTTCTTCGCAGCACGCACTACGCGCTGGAATAGAACATTTGATCCGAGAACAGTGTCCACAACGAAAGGTAAATAGTCTGTCTGCACTGTGGTCTGTACTCGTTGTCCGTATAATTCTGTCATTTTTTTGTAGGTAAGTTATTTAGTTATTGAATATGCTGAGACACTTACCTATGAGCTAACTACCAAGGACGATTTTGTTTAAAGTCATTTGTAGTTTTGAAGTTTTTAGGCTTTGTCTCTCCCTTTGATTCTGATGTAGTAGCACCTGCAATCTTCTTTTTTTCTGCTGTGTTTGAACTAGAGACTGGTTTGGTTACCTGGCCTTGAAGTATTTTCATACCGGCCCGGTAGTTCCATCGACCCTTTGAGTCTACCAGTTCATTGTCAATTACAACTTTTAGAAGTTTACTTTGGTTGACCTTTTTTCCTTCTGGATTCAGTTCTTTGTCTTTTTCAATTTTGACAATTTCGTCTTTCATGTAGGTAGTTGCTTCTTCAACTGCCTTTTGCTCTGCTGTTTTAGTGCCGTTGAACCTTTCAAATGCTTTTTCTTCAGCTGCCTTTAATTCAGATTCTCTGTCTGTTTGGTAGGCTTCCCATGATGCTTGATCTCCACCGAACCATGATGGAATTGGTTTTGATTTAGTTTCAGCCGGTGGCTTCTTGCTAAATTCATCACGCAATGTTTTCACATTATCCTGATGACGGGATTCTTGGTTGTTGAACCTTGTTTCCCATTCTTCTTCACGCTCTAACCATCTTGGATGTTTGTGAAACGGAGTCTTTTCGTCGACGGTGTCGCCGTCACCGGCATTATCATCGTCGTCGTCTGTATCATCCTGACTATTTTCGTCGTCCCCGTCAGGCGATTGGGTGTCTTCCGTGTCGTTGTTTTCGGATGGCGAGTCCGTAGAGGTGTTGTCCTCATCTACACTGTCATTGAAGGTGATTGCACCTTCTTGTTGTGTGTCTGCCATTGATTCTTCAGTCATATTGTTACGATCTATTATTTAGCTACTGCGCCATAGAACGAGAGCGCTTTTATTAATTAACTTTATTATATCATATTTTAAGCAGTTTGGTTGTTTGGTTTAGGTTTGTTAGCTGATTTAGCCGCTTCCTTAATCAATTCTGCCTCCATATCTTTTGCTTTCAAACTATCATTATATGCGGCGACTGCTTCCGGATGAAGTTGAATGCCTGCCTGCATAGCCATTTGGGCCTGTCCTTCTGGAGGTAGGTCTTTGAAACTGATTGACTTGCTTGGCGGTTTGTCTTCTACTTGGCCGGCTGATTCTGCTTGTCTTTGCATTACCTGTTTTACTCTTTCATCACTAGTCAACAACATGTCCGGAGCATTTGCCTCGAGCCATACGTTGGCTGCCATCTCTTCCGGGTTTGGATAGTCTAGGGCTTTATATAAATCTAATAGGGACATTCTGTTTTGTCCGGCCAAATCAATCGCTTGGTTGGCCATTGTTGTACTATCTTTTGGCAACAGAGACCCTTCCTTTACGCTAATTATTACCTTTGGTTTGTCTCCCTTGAGATATCTATCATCATAAACATATAGTAATTGAACGAACCAATTATACACTCCATCGGCCAGCTGTTCTAAGTATTCACTAAAACCTCCACCGATTCTGTCTGTATCAAGCATTCTACTCTGTAGTTTTCCTCTAACCGTTTGCTCGTTGGATAATCCTGCCGAGCTTGATCCTGCTGTGCCAAAAATATCTCTCATTCTTGTCCTGGTGTCGACTAATTGGTTATAAACGTCTCCAGGCAGGGATGGAGCACTCATGCGCGCTACAGCGTCAGAAACGGCTCCTGTAGGGATTGTTACGGTTCCACCCTTCCTAAGTGCCTCAGTTACTCCCTTAGCCTGTTGCTGAGTCAATCCTGATCGTTCCATTGATACCACCATACCACCGTTCATGCTGTCTGCATTCTTATCTATTTGCCTTACCCTCTTGTTGACGAGGTCTTGGCTGGCTAAGTTCTGGCCTATCAAAGAAGTTTCATCGATTGGTTGTTTTCCTAGGTTAAAAACTGACAATAATAAATATGGAAGTCTAGGCGAACGAAAATGATTGATTCCTGTGATAGTTTCTGTCTGTGGCTCTGTCTCTACTTCATTGCCTAATTCATCAAACACAGGCTCTGCTTCCATTTTTACTTCCTCATCATAATTCCAGTGAGGATTTTTCTTTTTAAAAAGTACGTTATCTCTTCCAAGAGTCCAGCACATAAATTCACTACTCCACCACTCAATAAATTGTATTTCAGTACCGAGGGCTTCATTTCCTTTGTCATCTTGAGCCAGTTTTTTAATTGCTTCTATTGCTCCTTCTTCCCCACCTACTGATTCAAGTGTGCTGATTATTTGCTCTGCATTAAGTTTTCTATATTCTCCTATTCTATCCCCGGTGTAGCCTTCTTCGTCAACAGTTGAACCTGGGTCTAGTATCAACTTCTGTGGCCTAATTACTTTAGTTGTTGGCATGTCCTTGTTTAAGTCCCAGCCTACCTTTTCTGCTCCCAATAAATATAAAGCCCAATGTCGAGCTGTTTTTTTCATCTTTAACCTTAGCACAAGTTCATCTGCTATTTCTCCTAATTCTTTTTGTAAATTACTAGCAAATGTTAAATTTTCAGGTGTTTGCTGTTCCTTGCGTGATAATGTAACCATTGGATCAGGGTTTCTGCGGGTAACCTGTGGGAGGTATGTCTCCAAGGATTCAAAAATGACGTTATCAACCAATGGCCTTTGACCTCCTGATTTTGGCAAGTTATATTGTTTTCCTATCCAGTATTCTTCGTTTTCTTTTGAATGTTCAAACCATTTAGAATAAACTTCTGATTCCTTCCATGCTTTCTCCCATTTTGAAGTCAACGATAAAATATCCTCATTAGACATTTCGACTTCTAATTCAGGGAATTTTTCGGACACTACACCCTCGTCTGTTTCAACATCAAGGCTCTTTCCGACAGCCTTATTGACGTTACGTCCTAAAGAATAAAATGAATCTAGTATAGTCATAGTTTTATTATACAACTTTTTAAGTTAGTCAACAACATTTTTTATTCACTTCTCCAGTCATCATCTCTCTCTGTCCACCATGGCTCCTCTGGAGTTGAGTCTTTTGATCCGAACAACTCGTCCGGGTTAAAGTCTACGGTATTGTCCGGGTTAACAACATAGCTATCTGCTTGCCGTATTTCGTCTGCTCCTACAATCGAGCCTGAACTTCCAAATCTTGTTAATCCAACGTACCAGTATAGTGTTGCGTGAACCCAGTCATCTCTGTTTGAGCGAAGCCATTTGTATTCAACGACTCCTAGAGTATTTTCCTCTGATATTCTATAAATATGACTCCAATGTAGCCAGTATTCATGATAGTCTGCTTTGGTTCCACGATAGAGCCTGAACCTCTTGTCTCTCCAAAAATCCACCAATAGCTGTATCATTCTGTTTCTATCAACAATTACATTTCCGCTTTCATCCTTTTCTCCCCATCGGATCAACTGCATGGTCTTGCGGTCCCTGGCGTAGTGGCACAGGAACACTCGGCCGGGGTATTTGTCTCTTAGTTTCCTGGCTCCGATAATATCTCCTCCTTGGTCTATTACCATTATACTATTTGGAAAGACTTTTAGGAAGTATTCAAGTGTTTCGTTTGGCGCTAGGTTATTGACCTCGTCCGGGACGTAGTCTGTCATCTCTCCGTAGCCAAGTATTCCTTGCTTATTTCCGTAGACATAGCGCAGTTTGATGCCGGTGTCTACTCCGATTACTATTCTGCCTTGCATTAAATTCTTTTCAGGTGTTATGGCATTTTTGATCATGTCTTCGGTTACACTATTTCCTCCTCCTGAATATGGTAGTCCGAGCACCTTATTGTAGAAGAAGTCCATTGTCTGTTTGCCCTCTACGACTTTATTGTGTTTTTTTATGATTTCTTTTGCGCTTACCCACGGCGCCATCAATAATGAAATGTGATAACCTGAGTATTCAGCATTTTCCTTGCCCTTCCTTGGTTTCCATGTGCCAATTCTTCTGTCCCTGTTTTCAAGAACACCGTGGCACTTCTTACATTCAAATTGAGCCTTATCAATGTTAATGCTCATCTTTTTAGGGTCTTCTGTATTCCAGGTCAGCATTTGAGAGTATCCACAATGTGGGCATTTTATGAACCATTCTTTTTTGTCGCTGATCTGCCATTCAATATCAACTCCACTATTTGGAACACTTGGATGGCTGAACACGTGCGTTTGCTTGAACTTTGAATGCTGTAGCCGGGCCTGATAGTCAGCGATAACATCTTGCTTCGATGAATCCTTTTCATCATGAACCAATCTATCTGCGGTGACCATGATAGCTGCCTTCTTGCTCCACGTTCCTCTAAAATACACCTGAGACTTGCCTATGCGCTTCTGCTCGATTGTGTCCTTATCCTTTGTCAATATCTCCATTGACGGATTGTTGGATATAATACGGTTTACTTTTCCTCCTACAAAAACACCCACGTCTTGATCAGTGGGCAGTGTGTAGATGATATCCATTTTATTGGATTCAGCGTCTCGGATAGTTTTAATGATTTCAAGTGTGCTTAGGCCAATCTGAGCTGCCTTCATGACGACTAGGTTCTTGCTTTGGTCGTTGTATATGTCTATCTGAAATTGATGGTTGTACCAATCTATCGGGTCGCCTTTTTCATTCTTAATCTTATAATAGTCGACCCAGGCATCCGCGTCCATCTTAGCTAGTGTCCTTGAAGCTTCATCTGAACTAACCTTCTCAATTTTAGGTATTGCTGGTTTCTCCATTTTTATTAATTTCTAATTCTCCGTTCTCCCAGATTGTTCTAGTCTCTCCGCATAAAACACAGCCTGACATTGCACCGTATTCATCGTCCCAGCGTTCGGCTACTATATTACTAGTTGAGTTAATGTTACTAACATTCTTTGATGGTCGTCTGGTCTGTTTAATGTGTTGAAATTGATGTTGACAAGTCATATTTAGTTTGAATAACTTTTAATTAATAACATTGCACTTCCATAGTCAATGGCATTTCCGTATAAATCTCCAGCTAGTATCAATGCTAATCTGTGGAGTATTCTAGTCTGCTCGTTTCGGTCTTTTTTGATTGTCTTTAGTGCTCTCAATTGCGCGCCATATGCTTTGGCCTCTTGGTCTATTCTAAACTGTGGATCTCGTAGAAACTTTCCCCACCATAGCGCCGGGGTCATGTCTCCGTCGGTCTGTTGCTTCATGTGCAGTTTTTCGTGAACAACGACGTCTCCTGTTATCTGAAGTTTGGCCGGGTTGTAGATTGTGTCTCCGTATGTGAAGAATGCTTGAACGTCTTTGTATCCTAG